ATGGTGACGACGAAACAGTCTGTGAATTCGCTGCGGGTGGATAACTTTGCGACTGTGAACGAAATATCGCGCGCGGAAATTCGCAGCCCCGAACTCCCCCGAATCGTCAAAAAATGGCGCACGTGGCAGTTTGCTCAGTCCTTATCCGCGCGGACCGTCGACGAGCGCGTCGCGACCGTGATGCGCATGGCCGCGTGGTGCCGCGTCGAGCCGGACCGCGCCAGCGCAGACGACATCGCGAGCTGGCTGGCCGAGGGTGGCGAGTGGTGCGCCAACACGAGATGGACCTATCACACGCAGCTGGCGGCGTGGTTCCTGTGGCTGCAGAAGCAGGACGAGCGCGTCGATAACCCGATGATCAATATCACCAAGTCGAAGCGGCCGAGGACCGAGCCACGGCCGGTGTCGAACCAAGGAATGCAGCGATTGCTAGCCGTCCGATCGCACCGCCGGACCAAGGCCATGATTCTGCTGATGGCGTTTCAGGGGTTCCGCGCGCACGAGGTCGCGAAGATCAAGGGAGAGCACCTGGACCTCGTGGAGCGCACCATCACCGTGGTCGGCAAGGGTGGCGTCGAGGCCACGTTGCCGCTGCACCACCGGGTCATCGAGATCGCGTACCAGATGCCCCGGCGTGGATTCTGGTTCGCCGGGGTCGACCGCGGTCACCAGCGGCGGGAGTCGATCTGCTCGACCGTGAAGGAGGCGATGATCCGGGCCGGTGTGGCTGGCTCCGGCCACTGCTTGCGGCATTGGTTCGCCACTGCGCTACTGGAGGCCGGCGTCGACGTGCGCACCGTGCAGGTGCTGCTGCGGCATCAGAATCTCAGTAGCACGGAGATCTACACGCTGGTATCTGCTCGGCGCCGAGCAGAGGGTATCGAGTGTCTGGACCCGTTCCGGGTGGCGCTTCCGAAGCCGCTGTCTCCGGAGGCGCAGGCGATCGTGAGCGCCGAGTGGCGGGACGCCGATGCCGATGCGGCCTAGTCGTCATTCTGGTGCGCGCCGGGGCGTTGGCCGCGGCGTTCGATCCATCGGTCAATTGTCTCAGGGAGCCAGCCTTTGACACGGCCGATCATGACGTCAGGTTGGGGCATGCGGCCGGGGATTTTGCTGTAGGACTTCACCGTGTTGACGGTGAGCCCGGTGCGTTCGGCCACTTCCGTGACACCGAGATACCTGATCACCACCACATTTGGCGAGAATATGAACCCCAACGGGGGCCCACGGTGGGGGACGCCTCCGTAGGTGGTGCTGGGTACGTGCGAGTGACAATCCTGAGCATGGACTGCGAGCCACCTGTTAGCGCAGCTATGGTGTGCGGTCATGAGCGCACCGAAACCGGCCCCGGGCTGGTACCCGGACCCATTCACGCCTGGTAAGCAGAAGTACTGGGACGGCGCGAAGTGGCTGGATCTGCCGGCCCCGCCGACCGGCGAGGCAGCCGAGCGCCGGTTCACCATCCACTACGGATTCGCCCTGCTGGCGATCTTCTCGCTGCTCGGGACTCTGCTGTTCGGCATCCCGCTGCTGTCTCGCGCCACAGAACCGCACGGTGGCGTATCGGCCACGATGGGCACCCTGTGGATGTTGTGGGGTGGGATGTGGACGCTGATCTGGACCGCGTTCGCGATTCAGCACACCCTTCGCGGCCGACGCAAGTAACTACCGGAGTCCGTTGACGCGGTCTTTGTGCACCGGCCGGTCCGCGAACCCGTCGAGGATCATCTTCGTGCCGAGGTAGACCGTTCCGGGTAGGTCCGGGTGGATGCTGTCGACGGTGGACAGCAGGCGGGCCTGCTGAGAGTTCGTCGGCACACCGCGGGTGCCGCCGGCCGACGCGAGTGCCGGCCCCATCCCGGTCCACCAGCGGCTCGCAGCGTCAGGACCGAACATGTTGACGAACTTCACCCAGTCGCGCTCCTGCGCGGCCCGCCGCTGCGCCTTCGTGTAGACGTCGCCGCTGTCACCGTCACGCGGCGCACCGACACTGCCCACGCCCGTGTTGTTGTTGAACAGACCATCGTCGAACGGCTCTACCCCGAAGTGGACAACTTGGCAGTACGGATCGACGCTATGCACCCAGTCCCAGTTTTCGGCGATGCGCGCGTACATCTGGGCGTCGGTGATGTTCGTGAGCAGCGACCGGTCGTTCCACGTCCCCAGGACGCCGAGCGCGAGCGGCCGGGTGCCCAGTGGTCCGCCGAAGAACTCTCCGACGTAGTTCTGAAATGCTGGCTTGCCGATGCCCTGGATTGCGGTGTTGGCGTCGGTCATCCAACCGCGCCGCGACGAGAATCCGGCACCTGCCCCCGAGAAGTAGCGGGAGAGCCCTGTGGTGGTGACGTTTCCGACCGGGAAAACGGTATTGACCGCTGTGCCGACGCTGTCGTCCGTGACGTAGCCCGCGCCGTTCGTGAAGAACCCTGTTGAGCCTTGGCCGAACCCGACGATCGGAATCGTGGAGAGCATCCACATCTGGCGGTAGATCGTGCCGAGGTAGAACTGGTTGACGTTGTCAGTGCACAGTGCCTGCGACGTCTCGCCGTAGGAGTCCGTTTCCATGCCGATCGGGGCCTGATAGGGCGATGGACGGATGATTGACGTTGTGTCCGTGCGGATCCCAGTAAAACCACACGTGCCGAATCGGAGCTTGATCTTCGTCTCGGACTGCCAGTTGTTGAACACCACGTTGTGAAATGTGTGGTACCCGCTCGTGCTCGTGACGAGCATCGGCGTCGTCTGGCAGGCGTAGTAATCGCCGTCAACCTCGATGAACATTTCGATGTTGCCGGCGTAGTTCGGCGCGGTGTTGTTGCCGCCGAGATTCATGTGCACGTCGGAGAACGCGATACCGGTGAACAGGAATTCAAGCTCGGTGATGTGCGGGAAGATCTCGTCACTCAGCCCGGCACCAGGCGCGCTGAACCGTCTGGGAGTCGCGCAATTGCACACGCCGCCGTACGTCTGCGGGCCAGACAGCGTGGGCCTGATATGCCTAATCCATTTCTGCCCAAGGGTATTGAATGGGTAGGGATTGGCCGCGTCGTAGCTTCCGCCTGCGCCGCCGCTAACCGATCCGTCCAGCCGTCGAAGGTTGGTCTGCGATCCGTCAGTGTTGGTCGCCCAGTCCCCCCACCGGTATTCCTTGGCCGTGCGGCCCCCGGAGGTGAAGTTGAGCGCGGTTGCGCTGATCTCATTGGTGGCCAGGATCCCAGACGGGATGATCCCGGCCACCGGCTTCATCAAGTCACCGAGCAGGACATAATCGGAGAACTTGCTCACCGAATCCGCCTCGCGCGCAGCGTGTCGACGATCTGCTTGCCCGCCTCGACGGCCAGCAGTGCGGCCAGCCACGCGTTACCGTCGCGGTTCGGATTCTGCCCGTCAGCACCGATGAGCGGCGCCTGCTGCGCCAGGTTGAATGCCGGCGCGGTCGGCCCAAACAGATTCAGATAGGCGGCGTTCTCGACGTCAGCAATCGCGGCGGCCTGCTCGCGCCGGTTGAAATCGTTACTGCTGTCAGCGGTGGGCGGGCCCGTGACGGTGCCCGGGCCACCGGCCCCGGTGAACGGCGGCGGTGACACGTGCAGGATGAAGCATCGGGTGTCCTTGCTGCGGAACCACGCGTAGCACTCGTCAGCGCGGGTGGCCATCGGGCCATTGCTGGCGCCGGTCGCACCGGATCGACCGCCGTCGTCGAGGGTGCCGAGCAGGATGTAGAACAGTGGCTTGTCCTGAAAGTCCGACTCCAGGATCGCCTTTCGGCTGGCTGAGAAGAACCGGCTGCCGCCGTCTGCTGCGGGCGTATCGTCCGAGACCGTGGCGCTACCGTTGTAGAAGAATCCCGAGGGCATCCCGCGGGCCGCGGTGACGATGCCGGTGCGCTCGAAGAACAGCTCAGCGACCCCGGCGGTGAGGTAGGACGTGCCGGAGGCCTGCTTGAGCCCGGCTGCGTCGGCCCACTTGCCGCCGTCGAGGATCGCGAATGGGCGGTCCGGGGCTTTCGCGACGATCGAGCTCTGTTCGGTCTTGATGCCGACCAGCGCGGCGCCGCCGATGTGCACCCGGACCCGGCCCGTGTAGCCCGCTGGGAATGTCAGCGGCAGGTGGATGACGCCGGGCGTCGTGCCGACCACCGGGGCGGCAGTGGCCTTGTACAGCTTGCCGAAGTACTCCACGAAGACCTGGCAGTCGTAGGAGGCGCTGCCGACCATCACCACGTCGAGGTTCCCGCCGGCATGCAGAAACTCGAACGCGATGACGTGATTGATCGGCGAACCACCCGAAATGCGGGGCGTCGCAACGTTCTTGCACCCGTTACTCGGTGTGCCATCGACCGCCTGCCAGTGCTGGCCCTGGGTGCTGAACAGTCCCGAGTTCCACAGGATCGTCGCCAGGTTCGTGTAGGTCTGGGCCGCCGCGGAGAACGCGCCGACCGTGACCACTCCGGAGGGGATCAGGCCGCGTACCGGGTCGTATCGGTGACTGGCGCGGGTGCGCTCCCATAGCGCGGTCGGAAGTTCCCAGCCGTCTTCTTTCGCAACGATGGGCATCAGAGCATCACCGCCTGGAATAGATCACTGCCGGGGGACTGATAGTTGGTTCCGGCCGTACGAATGGATCGCAGGACGTCGATCGGGTACCGCCCCGGGATGCCAACGATGGCCGCATCAGTGTCGGTCCACGTCAGGTTGGTCGCAGTGCCGTTCTTGTAGACGGTGTAGACGATGTCTGAACCGCTTACGGCATATCGGATGTCGATGACATCGGTACCGGTGGCTGATGTAGCTGTGCTGCCGGTAGACCGCTGGGTGATGGTGCCGCCGATCGCGGTGAACAGTCGGCCGGACCCCGACTGAAAGCACGTCGCGAACACGGCGATCGATCCGTCGCCATTGCTGTAGCCCGGCCCGTAACCGCGGTCGGTTGACGACGTGCCGCCACCGTGCCCCGCGGATACCTTGTACGGGCCGTCATCCATCGCGGGCCCCCGAGCCGCGCTGTAGAACGTGCTGCTCGCCCCTGTGAACGCAGGCTGGAGACGCCTGTTCGCGTCGACAGCAACCGCGCCAGCACCGGCGTTGAGCGCAAGGCTGGAGATATCGGGCGGTGTCACGCTCGCGGTGAAACTGGCGTAGCCCCAGGACGTTAGCCCTGCGACGTTCGGCTTGGTGTGGTTCCGCCGTCGCTGGCGGGTGGCGGTGACCATCAGACGATCAGATCGCCGGTCACGTAGAAGTGCGTGGGCGTGTCGAAGTGAATCGAGCACTCCGAGAATTGGCCTGCCGTGCGGAACTTCCCGCCAGCCCCGTCCTTGGTGAGCCCAGCGCCTGCCGCGATGGTGAGTGTGCCCGTGCCCTTCTGGCGGAACGCCACCACATTGCCCTCCTCGAAGTCGTTCGTGACCGTGAACGTCGCGGGCGTCGAGTTGTTGTGCTCGATCATCGTGCCCTTGTCCGTGCCGACGACGTTGTAGTCGCCGGTCTTCGTCTGGTTGGGCATCCGGTCGACGTAGTTCTTCACGCACTTCTCGCTGACGATCGCGGTGTCGGTCGGCGTCGCGGAGAACGCGATCTTGAACGCAAGACTCGCGGCGTGGTTGATCGCGTCGAAGTACGGGACCGTGTTCGCCGCTGCCGAGATACCTTGCAGCGCTTCCAGCACCACCCCGAGGTCGATGTCGTCACCCGTCGCAGGGAACCACACATCACTGGGCTGGTAGCCCGGTGGGCGATCGACTGGCGCGTCGCCGCCGACCCAGAAGACCGGGAAACTCACAGACGGGCGCGACGGCCAGGCGCTCGTGGTGGTGTTGAACTTCATCGGCGGGGCCCCGCCGACCGACGCGCTCAAAGCGGTGATCAGATCTTCGAGCTTCTTCAGCGTGTTGCCCGCGCTGGTCGCACCGCCGACGAGAGCGTCCGTCGCCGCCGTGATGTCGGCCGGGGTCGCCTTCGTGCCGAGCGTCGTCATGATGCCGGAGATGGCGCCCTGGTCGGCCTGGATCGCGGCGACGAGCTCGGTCCAGGTATCGAGGCTGGCAGGTGCGGCGCCGATCAGCTCGGCGATCTTGGCGGCCACGAACGCGCGGACCGCCTGCTGTGTCGCGAGCTTCGTGCCGGAGTTGGCCGCCAGCGCCGGGTCATTGTCGACGAACCCGAACCCTGACGTCGACGCCGCGGCCTTCGCGACCAGCTGCGCCGCGGTGATCCGCGCATCGACCCGGCTATCCGTGAAGTACTTATTGGCCGTGCCCTCCGGCAAGCCATCAGTGCTCGTCGGTCCGGACCCGCCGCTCAGCACCAGGGGGATCGGGTCACCGAGCGGAGAACCATTGGCCCAGAACTGCACCGAGTTCGGGCCCACCAGCGTCACGTCGTCGGGCACCTGGCGGATGATGAATCCACCCTTGGCCGCGGTCGACTCGTTCAGCCACTCCATATCCGCGAGGTTCTGGGTGAATGGGCCCGACACCGCGACATCCCAATCATCCGGCACCACGGGGGCTTTGACCGTGATGGTCGGCAGATCCTGCGCCGCACCGTTGTAGGTCACGTGGTGCGGCCGGAACGTGTAGACGATGTCCACGTCATCCGGAAGGTCGAGGATCGAGCACTTCGCCAGCAGGCCGAACTCCTCCTGTGCCGCCGTGAGCTTCAGCAGTCCGTCATCGAGGCGGGCGTCCTGCTTGGCCAGTGAGTACAGCCGCGTCTTCGGCTCCGTGAACCCGCGGATCGCACGGATATCGCCCTTCGACAACTTCGCGGTGATCTCGACACCGCCGTGGATGCCCTTCTCTTCCGGGTCGGTATCGACGTCGCCGCCGAGTTCGGCCGGCGCATCGGCGACGAACGCGTCCCATTTCAGGTAGGGCACCCAGAACATCGGCACAGCCATTACGCCCTCCTCGGGAGTGTGTTCCGCTTGATCTGATTCATTCGGGCTCTGCCCGGCGTCGGAGCTGGCCGCAGCACAGCCCTACCGCGACCGCGTCGGACGACGCCGGGCAGAGGTCTATGGCGGGATCTGATCCGGATGCACGCGCCGCGCGAAGCCGGTCACGCGCCGCTCCAGATCGCGCAGATTCCCGCGGTCCTCACGCATCTCGCCCCGGAGCTCCCCGAAGTCCTTCCGGAAGCCCCGGATATCGGCCGCCGCCTCGTCCTGCTGGCTGGCCATCGACACCATCCGCTCATCGAGGAGAAGCTGGCTCTGCTCCATGCGATCGAGCTGGACGCGCAGATTCACCTCGTCGCCGTGATCGTTGACGGTCTGCTCGTGGATCTCGGCGACCTGTGACTGTGTGGATTTCGCCTTCAGCCACAAGGGAACCACGGTGGCGGAAAGCCCAAGAATGCCCAGCACGATGAGCACCACCACGTCCATCCACGAATCCGGATTGAAGGGCGTCAACCCGGTCACCGCCGGGAGGACTTCAGGAACGCCTCGACGAGATCCACCGCAGCGGCAGCGCCCGGCCCGACAACCGGCGTAGCGCCGATGACCTCGGTGATCCCCTGCAGGATGTTCCCGAGCCGGGTGTCTGCGTCCGCAGCGGCTGCCGCCTGAGCATCGCGGTCCTGGACGGCGGCCTGCACGTCGCCGATAACTCGCTCATCGACCGGAGTGGCGGTGTCCCGGGGCCGGTTCGGCACGCCCCAGGTGGCCAGGCTGGTGAGCACCACGCCGGACCCGCCGACCCACAGCTGCCACTGCGGCGGCGCGTTCACCGCCGCCAAGAACGTGGCCAACGACCCCATCAGGGTAGCCAGTGCTTTTGCATTCTCGCGGGCTTTGATGATCGTGTTCATGCCGTAACTCCTTGCAGGACGGTGGGATTGATGGTTGCGATGAAGACGAGAATCCGGTGCGCCAAGGCCTTGCCTCCGGCCCGGTCCGGGAACTTGGTGAGATCGGCGTCGGCCAGCTCGGCGAGATCGTCGAGCGTGTTCGGGTCGCCCACCAGCCCGAGCAGGATGGATACCAGGACGTGCACGTTGCCGTCCTCGTTCAGCCCGATCCCGGCGATGGTGTCGATGTTGCCCTCACCGAGGCGGCGCAGCGGCGACCGCGACGGGTAGGGGATCTTTGCGAGCACGCGCAGCAGGTTGAGTACCTCGCGCTGCTCGTCGGCGTTGAGTGCTGACATGAAATCGTCGTCTCCTGACTGGGTTGTGAGGGTGAGCAACTGGTCCCCGAGCGCGAGCGCCCGGTTGTATCGGGTGCGGCGTCCAGGACGGCCGTTGGTGTCTTCCAAGCCGTTGGTACCGCCGTTGATGATCTGGGTGGCCACCAGGACGTCGCCAGCGTCGGACGCCTCGTTGAGCGTGTGGTACTTGCGCTGAGTCCGAACGGTTTCCGTCCAGTAGTAAGCGGCGCCGAGGCCTGCCCACTGGAGGCCAGCGAGCGATCGGGGATTGTTGACGAACACGTTCGGGTCGGTGACCAGACCGCGGTCGCAGCACCACTTGCCGAAACCGGCGTACGCGGACTTCCAGGTGAGCTGGATCCAGGTGCGGCCGAGGTAGATCCACCTCTCGGTGACGCCGCCGTCGCCCTTGTCGTACTCCTCGGTGGCCTCAAAGTTGTCCGACTCGTGGCCAACCTGGGCGAGCCACATAGCGATGCGCAGCACCGACGTGCACTGACTTCCCCGCAGGCCGGCCGCCACCTCCGGGAGGATCTCAGTGGCCTTGGCGATGGGGATGCCGGCAGCCTTCGCTAGGACCGCAGCTGCATCCACGCTCGGCGTCGGCGCGCCGCCAGTTCCACCTCGGCGGAACGTCGAGAATCCGTCCGTCCGGATCTTGCGGGCGATGAAGTCGCTCACCCAGGGCTGGACGCGGCCGGCGGCTTGGTCGTAAGTGCCGTAGCCCATCTGCCAGTGCATCTCATCGATCGGCGAGCCCCAGCCGCCCTGCGACCTGTCGAGCTTCTTCCAGTCGATGCCAGCCCAGAAGACAGTGCCCTCGTACCAGTCGAGCAGTTCCTGGATGGTGCGGAGCTGCGCCGTGGTGAAGCTGCCGCGTTTCTGGAAGGGGTGCGATTGCCACCGGAGGTCGTATGCGGTCCCGCCGGGGTGATTGGACGAGGGCACTGAGTTGCCCGGTGTCCAGCAGCAGCAGTCGGGGTCGAAGATCGGTTCGACGAACTCGTGGTAGTCCCGTGCGAATGCTCCCAGCACCTCGTAGGGGGCGCCTTCTTGGATCTGCATCGAGACGCCCGGAGCAACCTGAAACCACTTGCAGGAGCCCTCGTCAACGTAGGGCCAGCCGTTCTCAGAGAACCGGCGGCCACTGAAGGTGCGGAAGGCCATCAGGCACCAGAGCCGGGCGGAAGGGCGGGCTGCTCGCCGACGACCGGCACCAGCTCGGTCCAGCCCTCGATCCGGGCAGCCCGCGGGTAGTTGCCGCCGCGGTCGAGCGTCATCGCACCGTAATCGCCGAGCGTGCTGCCCTCCGGCAGCTTCACCGCGACGGCGCCGAACGTCGGCGAATCCTCCCGCAGATCCTGGTATGTGCGCGGTCGTTCCATCAGGCCTCCTCTGTGGCTGTGAGCGTGTAACCCGCCGCGGCGAGCGCCTCGGCAAAGACTTCGCACCCTGGCACTGATACGAGCGGCGTCATACCGTTGGACGGGTCGCCATCGGCGTCGAGCACCACCGCATCCGCGTCTGCCCGGAACACATCAGCCGTGTCGGGTAGGTGCAGCTGCACGATGGGCACCCGAACACCGAGCATCTCGTGCACCATGTCTGTGCTGAGCCGGGGAATCGTGACGAGCAGGTACGTGCCATCCGAACATTGATAGAAGTTCGTCATCGGGCAGAAGTGCGAAACATTCTCTGTGACAAGGGTTGCTGTCTCCATCTATCCCACCTACTTGTAGTAGAAGATCACCAGGCCGGGCGCCCCGGGCCCGCCGCTGCCACCGGAGCCGGGCAGCCCGTTGGATGCGCCGCCACCACCACCCCCGCCGCCGGGGTAGCCGCCGGCCCCGCCGTTGCCGCCACCGTTCAGTGCGACGGTCGCCGCGCCGCCACCGCCACCACCGCCGCCACCGCACTTGACCGATGCGCCGGCCGATACCGAGTTGCCGGGGGAACCCGACGATCCGAACGACCCTGAGCCGCCACGATTGCCGCCGGTAGCCAGAAGCGACGGTGAGCCCGGTGTGCCGTTGGACGTGTTGTAATCGCTTCCGTCACCGCCAGATCCGGGGATCGACGCGGACGGGGTGTAGCCCAGCGGAGTGGACATCCCGCCTGCGGACCCGTGCACCGCCGACTGCGCCAGGATCGCCCCGGTGTGCGGGGTGGCGTTGTGCTCGCGCACGTAGGACAGGTTGCCGGCCGTCGCGATCCGTGTGTCCAGGGCCGTGATGCCTGTCAGGTCTACGCGGTGCACGATGTACGAGCCGTGCAGGCCGCCGATGCCACCGCCACCGCCGCCGGAGGAACCGTTGTTGCCGGTCTTCCCGCCGCTGAACATGCCGACGTTGAACTCCGCGGGCAGCGGCGACGGGACAACCCAGTTCACCTCATCGGAGGTGATCGTGTGCACGGTGTAGCCGTTGACCACCGCATCTTTGATGCTCTCGATGGTGTAGGTGACCTCGAATACCGTGCCGGTCGCACCAGATCCAAACCAGCCGTTGAAGATCCCCTTGAGAACGTCATCGAAGTTGGTGAACAGGCCGGGCAGATTGAAGATCTTCGACGGGTCCAGGATCGGGATCTGGAAGGGGTCGAGGAAACCGCCGATGAGCCGGGCGAAGTAGGTGATGCCGTCCCAGATCGCCTCGACGCCATTGTTGACCGCGTTGATGACGTCTGTCGGCGTGGGGAGATTGAACAACTGGCCCAACCCGGCGAGAGCCTGATTGATCGGGTTGCCAGACTTTCGGACGGTGTCATCGATACTCTCGAAGTCCAGCAGGTTCCGCAGCGGCGACCGATCGTTATCGGGCCGCCGCCGATCCCAGGCCATGTCAGGACACCGGGAACTGCAGCAGCCGGACCTGCGACTGCGGCGTCGTGAACTTCCACGAGCCGGTGCCGCCCTTCTTGTGCCCGAACACGTAGAGCGTCATCGCCTGGCCGGCGGGCACGCGCCCGGTGCCAGAGTCCGGGCCGACCGCGCGAGTCGGGTCCTCGGTGTCGGAGAAGTGCGGGTGGATGTGCGACACCGTCAACGAGTCCAGCGTCGACGGGTCGTACCGGCCCAGGCCGCACAGCGGCTCGTTCTCACCCGTGGACGCCCCGGTGATCCCGATACGGACCTCGATCTCGACCTGCGCGGACGACGGAGACAGAATGTTCGGGCTGTAGCGCGCCCAGTAGAGATGCCCCGTCACGTCCGGGTACCAGGCGTAGGCCAGTGGATCGAGATCCAACGACGCCAACAGCTGGCGGCCCGCGTTGCCCTGGTATGCCGTGAAATTCGCTTCCGGGATCGTGACCATGGTGGCCGCGGTCGGCGACAGATCACCGGGCTTGAACTTGCCGAGCAAGTCCGACCAGACGATCCCCTGGCCGTCCTGCGGCGGCAGGGTGTTGTCGTAGTCCGGTGCACCGCGCAGGATCGTCGACGGGCCCACCGGTCCGCGCAGCTTCTCGGACGGGAATTCGATGTTGAACCACGGCGCGACCAGCGTGCCGGCCGGCGTGACGTTGATGTCGTCGTCATCCGGGTCGGACGTTTCGCGGAAGCTGGCCGTGAAGTTCACATCTGGTGTGATGCCGCGCGGGCCGGGGATGCCCGCGTCGACAGCTTTGTAGGTGCCGTCTGTGCCGATCTTGTCGACGTAGACGTACCAGGTGGTGCCGATGATCCATGCCCGGCCGTTGTCGGACTCGTTGAGGGTGGTGACGTCGGGCAGGTCGCCGATGGTGGCCACCGAGGAGTCCCACTGCACATCCATGACCGGCATCGGCTCGCCGGGGTCGCCCTTCGGGCCGATGAACACGTCGAGGAGCAGCTCGCCCTCACCGTTGACGACGGTGAACGTGCCGCCGACCCGGCGTGGGTCGCCTGCCTGGCGCGGCATACCCCAGAACCCCAGCCGCACATCAGCATTGCCGATGAATGTGGGTTCACCGAGTGGAATGGTCATGCCCCGCCGCCCTTCTTCTCGTCGTCAGGTTCGGTGGTGTCCACCGTGAATTCCTTCGCGATCTGCTGAAGGAGCAAGTCGCGCACCTCTTTCGGGAGCTGCTTGTCCAGCTCTTCGCGCGCCCGGGCGGCCATGCGCTCGACCTCTTCGGGGTCCACCTCGGCCTTCGGTGGCGGATCGAACTCGGACTTGAGTCGCCAGTTGATGAGCCGGAACATGCCGGCGTCGTCCTCGTCAACATCGGGCCAGATGTAGGACTTCTCGTCATCGACGTCCCCGCCGGCCATCGCCAGGTGGAAGGCAATGTTGGCGATTGAGCCCTCGTCGACCATCATCGCGACACCAGATGGCCCCACGGGGTCGGTCATCGCGTCGCGCAGCCGGTCCACCCGATCAAGGAAAGCGGGCAGATCCATCTTCGGGACCGCGTTCATGTACGGGAACGTGTTCGGGTTGATCATGTCCGCGGACTGTTGGTACGGCATCAGGCAGCCGCCTTCCGCGCCTGGCAACGCAGATACGACTCACGAGTCTGGTCGCGCTTACACGTCGGGCAGATCCACGCGCCACGGTGGTTCTGCACCCGCCCGCTGTTCGGATGACCCCGCTTACAGAACCCCAGCGGGAACCCGCGCCCCTCCTGCCGGCGGTTCTGAGCCACGGTCAGCAGCCGCAGATGGTCGACATTCACACACCGCTTGTCGCAGTGCTCCGGGTTGCAGTGATCGACGTCGAACCCATCGGCGACCTGGCCGTGAACGTGCACCCACGCCGCCCGGTGCGCGGTGGTGCCGTGGTTGCCCTTCTCGTCGCGCCAGCCGATCTGCGCATAGCCGCGCGACTGCACCGAGTACGTGCTGATGTGACAGCCGTTCTCGCCGAGAGTCCAACGGTCGAAGGCACGTTGGCCGACGCGCTCCGGAATCTCTTTGCTCAAAACATATCCCCACTTCCAGCTAGGAGGGCTGCAAAATTTGCGATGTTCGCGATGGCCGAAAACCCCTGCGCCAGCGGGTCTTCTTCGCGGGAGTCGTCGCCGAATGACAAGGTGGGGCGGTTGGATCCCTTGCGGGTGCCGCCGCGCTTGACCGCCATGATCTGGTCGGTGTAGAGCACGTGGCGGCGTTCGGCCGAGCAGCGTGAGCCCAGGCGGACGTCTTCGCCGAGCACGTACGGTGAGCCGTCGCCGACGTCGAACTTGAATGACGTGTAAGGCCTGGTCTTCCACCAGCCCTCGCGCAGCGTCATGACCGAGCTGATGGTGAATGCGGACCCGGACCCGACCTCGAAGTACTCATTGAATCCGTACGGGCCAACCTCATCGGTGCGGCGTGGGTCAACGAATGCGATGAAGGCGAGCAGGGTGTCGTCGAGCTGACCCTGATACAGGTTGTCCAAACCCTCGGTGCCGGTGGCCTGGGTTCCGAGGATCACATTCGCCAATTGGCTTATGCCATAACGGATTGCGAATGTGATGGCCATGTTGACCCACTGGGGTGATTTCCCGCCAGTGAGAATCCGAAGTGCTCGGCTTTTGTGGATCACCATCGTGCGTTTCTCGGCGCCGCCATAGCCGACGTCGCGGTACACGAACGGGGGCCGCTTGGGTGCGACACCGAGGATCTTGCGGATGAACGGGTCGGTGACGCCGTCGCCGTCGCTGTCGACGTTGATCAGCGATTCGGTGATCAGGTCATCGGCGGTGGCCGCGAACAGGTTGAGCAGGCCGTCGATCGCGGTGCCCGTGGGTCCGCCGACGCCGGACTGGTCCTCGAAGGACAGGATCACGCACGCGCGGGTGGGCTTGAGCTTCTCGGCCAGATCCGGCCCAAACACGGTGTACGGGGCCGGATCTCCCGGCAGCCATGTGTACGCGTGGCAGATGACTCCGGCGTCCTTCATGACCGGCGTCAGGATCGTCTTGGCGTCCTTCCACCTGGCGCCGAACGTCACCCACCGCGACTGATCGAAGACCGGGTTGACCGGCATCACCTGGACTGGCCAGTTCAGCGGGGAGATGTTCTCCAGCCACGTCTGCGGCGAGAACACCCGGCGCGGGATCGGCGACCAACCGTTGAGCGTGTAGATACGCGCGAGGTTGATCATCGTCGCGGTGGCGCACGCCGTGACACAGCTGCCACCCCAGAGGAACATCTTCGGGATCTGCACGGCCTCGGGAAGCAGAGGCATCGCAGCCAGGTAAATATGCTCCAGATGCTTCCGGTTCGATACGACGTTGAGCGTTGTCCGAGTGGGCTTTCCGCGCTCCTCGACGTCCTCGATCGTGTCGACCTTGCCGCCCCAACGGTTCTTGAAATCCGTGGGCTTCTCGGGGTCCGGGTCGATCGTGACGTGGAGGTCCTCGGCCGGGCGCGTCTTGAACACGATGATTTCGCGCAGCCAGTCGTTGTCCTTGCCGACGATCTCGATGTGCGACATGCCGTCGTCGTGGGCCAGCTCCTCGCAATCCCACGATTCCGGAATCTCGATGCGCGCCAGGAACTTGTGGTTCTTGTCCCACACGCGGATCAGCGGCTTCGGGATCTTCCGCGTGAGGTAGGCGTGGCGGCGATCGAACAGATGGTGTTCCATCTGCGCGAACTCGGTGGCGCTCAGCACCACGTCCCCAACGGGTTATGCCCGCCGTCCCAGTGCGGGAGGCGGGTGGCGGCAGCGACCACTTAGCTGATAGCTCTCTCGAAGCGCTGCGGCAGGCGCACGGACACCCGCGCACCGACCTGTGAGTGGTAGATCGGCAGCGTCGCAACGGTGTTCGCCGGGATCGGCTGGGTGAATCCCTGCCCGTCGAAGCGCTCCAGCACGGTCTCAGTGGACGATTGGCCGATATCGATGCCCAGCCACTTGAGCAGCTCGGCGTTGTCGAGAATGTTCAGCATCCAGTTCTGCACCGGATCCTTCTCACTGATCGCGATACGGTGCGACGGGTCGGTGTCAATCAGGCACGTCTCCCCTGCGTACAGGCGCGGGACGCGGATCATGCGCCCGGACAGCCCATCTGGCAGCCAGCACCGGCCCGGCGCGCTGACCACGTAGACCGGCCAGGTCGGGATCGTCGAGGCGTTCGCGACGATGATCTTTCCGGCCTTGACGGGGATCTTCGGGGCCAGCTTCCCGCTGTCACGCTTCACATACATCGTGGGATCGGACTGGCGCACCAACCACGGTTCCGGCCGGCGGTCAGGCTGGCGCCACCGCGGCTCGCCGTCAGCTGCCAGCAGAATGTCCCACTCCTGCATGTTGCCGCCGTTGACCGTGGGATCAACCTCGAGCGGTGTCTCGACCTTGTCGAGGAGCTGCATCGGGAGGTAGTACTCGCCGCCCCAGCGGGTGAACGGGCAGAACCATCCCGGGTTGTCGCCGGTCATGCCGTCCCACCACAGCGATTCGGTGTCGAACCAACCGTATTCGGTGTCCGACATGGTCATCACGCGCATGCTGATCTCGCGGCGCTCGTCGACGATGCGCTCGAAACGGGGCGGCCCGTAAGCGGGTTCGGACCAGACGCTGGTGAACGGGACGTGCACCATGCCGGAGATCGGGCCGGTGATGATGACGCCCTGGGCGCCCTCGTTGTAGCCGCCGATATCCCAGACGCGATCGTTGCAGCCGATCCATTTGATGTTGATGCCGTTGGCGGCGCGGTGGGCGGGGACGTCACGCCAGCGCGGCCGGATCACAGGTGCGGTCATTGGATGGGGATCCTCGGGATGGCGCGCTGCTGGTTGCGCTGCTGGCGTTTGTCGATTTCGTCGGCCGACCAACCGACGTTGCCCGCGATGGTGGTAGAGGCGTCGATGGTCACCGGGGCGGGACCAGGAAGCTGCCCAGAGCCCGGGTGCACACCGTCAGCGGGCATCGGCGGGACCGCGATATCGGGCATACCGAACGGGGTGGGTGACGTCGTGCCCAGCGCATCGCCCAGCAGGCCGCCGGGTGTCCACTCGCCGGACTGGTACTGCGACACCATCGGGACGATGTTGTTCAGCAGAGTGCTCGCGGTCTGCATGATCGGCCAGGACGAGATATCCAGGCCCGTGGTTTCTTTCAGGAACGAGCCGAATATCTCTCCGATCGGACCCAGGCCGGAACCGCCGTCCTTGCCGCCCTTCTTCTTGGCCTCCTTCGCCGCGGTGAACTTGCCCCTGGAAGTCTCGGCCGCGTCGGTCTTCGCGTCGTCGGCCTCGCGGCGGGCCTTGGCGGCATCCGACTTGGCGTTCTCGACGGCGTTCTCAGCGCTCAGCTGCTGCGACTCGGATGCGTCGGCGTCCAGCTCGGCCAGCCGCGCCTCGGCCTGCGCCACCGCCTGATCCGCGCGCTTGACCCGCTCATTCGCATCGTCGATCGCCTGCTGAGCCTGCCGGATCGCCTTGGGGTCCTGCTCGTAGTAACCGGGCTCGCCGTCCTCGTTGTAGCCCGGTGTGCCCTTGCCGGGCTCGTAGCTGGCGCCGAATGCGCTCACCTTGTTGGGGTTCTGGCCCGTCGATGTGCCGGGCAGGGACGTGGTCGCGCTAGTCGTTCGATAGGTCTGCCCCTGGGCCGGCGCATCGGTGTCCTTGCCGCCCGGCTCAACATGCACGTGGACGTGATCCAGGTGATTCGCTGTCGACCCGCCGCGATCCTCCATCGGCGTCGAGGTGCCGTCCGGGTTCCACTGCCGTTGCTGCCACAGCACGTAGGACACGCCGGGCTGCTTCAGCGCTTCGGCGGCGACCTGATCGCCGTAGGCCTTGCCCTGCGGGGTATTCCAGTTCGGGATCATGACATCGATCGCCTTGCCCGAGGGGTGCTCATTCGGGAAGTTGGCATCAGCCCGGTACCCGCCGATATCGCTGATCTCAGTGAACTTCGACGCGATGTCGTCCTTCACCGCGACGGTCTGCGGCAGCAGTCCAGCATCACTACCCACCTTGCGTGGAACACCACCTGCGCCGCCGGCTGCGGCGATCTGCAGATTCAATCCCGCACCGCGGCCACCCCCGCCGGGGATCAGCGGCGGCAGACCGGGGAGCTGACCAGAGGGCGGCCCCGAGAGAACATCGAGCGGGTTCTGACCCGGAACGCCCTGCCCCGGTGCCGGTGCCTGGCCAAGCAATGCAGGGACCGGCAGATTGCCGATCGCCGAGAGTTCCGCCTTGAGGCCTTTGACGTTGTCCCACGCTGTGCCCGCCGCGGTGCCAATGCCGTCGACGGAGGTGCTCAGATCGTCGTTCTTCCCGGCAGCATTCTTGGCCTCCTCGCCCAGATTGTGAATGCCATCCCGCAGCGTCTTCCAAAGATCACCGTCCGCAGCCGCATTCAACTTCACGCTCAGGTCACCGAGGCTGTCGTTGAATGCCTTCGCCGCCTCGTCGTCGTAGCCCGGAAGCCAGCTCAGGCTCTTCATCACCAGCGTGTCGAACAGATGGACCAGGTCGACAATGCCGGCCATCACCTTCGTGGTGACCTCTGCTGAACTGATCGCCGCTTCACCGAAATCGACAAAGAAGTCGATGACCTCACCCTTGTGCCCGGACACCCACTCAGAGAGTTCCGTGAGCTTGTCGTTCACACCGTCAAAGACGCTGCCTGCCAACGGCTCCAACGCGACTGCGACCTCGTTCTTGAGGTCCTGCCAGCGCTCGGCCCAGTCGGCGGTGTCGTCCGACACATCGTTGATGTCCAGCCCGGACTGATTGAGTGAGTCTGAGAGGGCCTGCACGTCAAGGTTGCCTGACTTGATCGCGTCGAAGAAGTTGACGCCGCCCTTCGCGCCGAACACCTTGTTGGCCAGGTTCTGCGCGCCAGCCTGATCGCCGGCTTTGATCAACCGGCTGATCTCGGCAACGGTGTCCCGCAGCCCCTGCGACGCGGTCTTGCCGTCCTTCGCGAACACCACCGCGCTCTTGGTGATGCCGGCCAGCATCTTGTCCGCATCCAGACCGGCCTCTTCGAAGGTGGTGACCAGCGCGGCGGACTCTCCGAAGTCCAGGCCGGCGGCACGCAGCGCCGCACCGCTCTTGACGACCGATGCCGTCATGTCGTCGATCTGAAGGCCGCTCTTGGTCGACGCCTCATACAGCGCGTTGAGCGCGGCGGGCTGGTCAGCGACATCTACACCGAAAGCGCGGAACGCCTTGCCGAGATCGCGGATGTTGACGTCCTGGCCCATGCGCTGCAGGTTCGCCAGACGCGACGTCATCTCTTCCAGCGGCTCGCCGGTCAGGTGCAAGCTGCGGGTGACTTCCGCTGCTACGTCGCCGATCTCGCCGAACGTGGAAGGGACGTTGGTCGTGCCGAGTTCCTCGACGGACATCTTCAGCCGGTCGAGTGCGTCTCCGGACAGGCCCGTCTTCGTCTGGAGGCTGTCCGACAGATCATCGAACTGAGAGCCCAGCTCGTAGAGCCGATTGCCGACAGTGAGCGCGCCCGCGCCCAGCGCAGCGATACCGGCCAGCGCGACTCCACCGGCGAGCGCGCCCACGCTGGACAACGAGCCGGACAGCTTCCCGAACCGGCCGCCGAGATCATCAGTCCCGTCTGCGAGCCGTTGCTGGGCATCGTGCAGCGACCTTTCGCTCGCCTCAGCATCCTTGGCCGCGCGCGCTGAGTCCCGGAGAGCTTTCGCCCGCCGCTCCTCGGCCGCCGCGATCTGATCCGACTTGCCACCAGCGCGAGCCTTGGCAAGTTTCTCCTCCTCGACACGCACCTTGCCGAGCGCGTCGTCGGCCTTGTCCTTCAGCTTCTGATACGCCTTGGACGCCGCCTCGACCTCACGCTCCAGCGCCTTCAGGCCATCGGCAGCACCGGCCGCCATCTCGCCGCCGGCCTTCTTGCCGATCCCGCCGAAGACCTTCGACAGCTTCGACTCGACCTGCTTGTCGATCCCCTCGAATGAGGCGATGACCGGCAGCGTGTAGTACTCGCCCAGCTCGTTACCGGACATTTACAGCGTGCATTCCTTGGCCACCGCGGTCAGGAACACGTCCAGGAACCGCTTGAAATCGGCCTTGGTGGTGTTGTCCGTCAACCGCTTCCACTGCTTCGGGCCGACCAGCTGCTCGACGAACTTCAGCCAGTCGAGCAGAGTGCCGGTCGTGGAGGCCTGCACGCGCGCGATCCACGCCTGTGTCGGCCAGTCGTCGGAGTCCTGGGGGATCGTGAACTTCTGGCCGTTGAATTCGACCGTGACCGTTGACGATTCCTGATCTTCGGCGGGGTTCTTCTCATCCTTGGGCATGGGCTGTCTCCTCTTGTAGGGCTCGTTGAGCGTTCGCGCGCGCACTGCTGAGCGCGGTGGTCTTCTTCTGAGCGGCGCGGCGCTTGTCCATCCGGGCCTTGTGGTCTGCTGCGTCCTGCTCGGATTTGGCTGCGACGGCATCACGTTCCCGCTTCTCGGCCGCCGACATCGGCCTGGACGGGTGCCGGCGCTTGGCCCAGAGTTCGAACAGATCCATCAGCAGCAGATCGGTGTTCGTGTAGTGCAGCCGGCCGTTGTTGATCGCGATCGCCAGCGCCGAATCGACCGGCAGATTGGACAGTCGCTCGTGGATCTGGCGCAGGGTGAGCTTGCGCTGGCCGCGGCGGGTGAATCGCCACCGATCGCGGTAGTCGATGTGCCAGAACCGGTTCAGGTCAGATTCGACCTTGCCGGGCCACTCGTCGATCAGGTTAAGCAGGCGGGGGACGCCGCCGAATGCGATATCGGTCTTGATGCCCTCGTCAGCCGGGACTCCGACCGCCGCGGCGAACGCATTCGATGCTGGGACCAGGTGCCGCTTCTTCGGGGTGGCCGCCACGAACGCGGGCCACTGGGCGCCGAGCAGCTCGCGCAACGCCAGGACGAGCAGCTGCTGGTTGACCGTGATCTGTTTGGTGGTGGTGTTCAGGAGCCGGCAGCGACGGATGCTGTCGAGTGGCCAGCGGTCGAGGTCGAGCGGGACCAGGAACTCGTGGCCGCGGTAGTCCGCGGTGACGAATTCCTGGCCCGCTGCTTCGGCCTCTATGGGGTTACGCGTCACCGACCGGCGGCGCGTCGGTCACCGGGGTTTCGGTGGCCTGCTTGCCGGCGGTCTTGCCGGCCGCCTTGACGGGGGCCTTCTCCGGCTTCTCGTCCTCGACCTTGGCGACCTCGGGCACCGTGTCGCTGGTCTCCGGCGCCTGGCCCTCGATGGCGTCCTCGACCACCTCGGCGTCGACGACTTCGGGCTCGTCCTCGACCCGCTTCGCCACGCTCTTGATGTCGACGAACGACTTCGCCGATGCCGGATCGACCCACACCTGCTCGCCGATCCGACGCTTCGGCGAGCCGTCGAGCTCGTCGACCGTGTCCTCCGTGAACTCGATGAGGACGCGACCGCGCCGCTTGTGGATACCGCTCATGCCGGGATTCCTTCCTGAATCGTCCAGATGTCCTGACCATCCGGAGTGAGCGTGACCTGGACGTCACGCCCCTTGACGTCCTCGGTCTTGTCGTCCTTGGGCACCCAGAACGTCGCCTTCTTCTTCGAGATCCGGCGCTCCAGATATCCGTCCTCGTGTACGAATTCCAATGCCACGTAGGTCATCACCGGGCGGGGCACCTTGCCCGGTCGGACCAGGATCACCGTCGCTTCGTTGTCCTCGTAGAGGTTGAAGTTCAGCGTCGACTTCGGATTCTTGAACCGCTCCAGCACGACGCCCTGCTGCCAGGTGTCGACGTCGGCGCGGTTGATATCGCGCGGCATCTCAGCACCCGGGTCGCCCTTCATCAGGCCACCGGGCAACCACGCCGCGGGCAGCGCCGCGTCGATATCAGCGGGCACATGGGTACCCGCAACGAACACCACGTCCGGATCGAAGATGAACACGTCACCGGTCACCAGGATCGAGATGTTGCTGGCATCACCAGCCATAGCAATCTCCTTGTCTTGAAAGGGGTTAAGCGGTTTGCCTCACGGTGACCGACACCGTGATCGACGCCAACATGGCGCCTGTCTCCCGGTCCTTCGTGATGAGAGGAACCGAGACGCTTTCGATCCGGGCAATGCCCGGCTTGTTGGCCACGACGAACTCCGCGGCGTTGACGACGGTTTCGCGGGCCACGGTGCGGCCGGTCGCGTAACTGGTGAGCCGCAGCACCGTCAGGTACGGGGTTGCCTTGGCCATCCACGGGCCGCGCAGGACCGGGGGTCCGCCGTCGTCGGCGACCAGCACCACCGGTGTCCCGGCGACCACATCGAAGGTGGCGGGGACCTCCAGCGTCGCGTCGAACGGCGTAGGAGCTGCGCGCAGAGCGTCTTTCACACCCCGCACGTAATCGGGAATCATCCCGGCGTCAGCCCCGCACGCCCTGCCGCCCGCGTCGCCACACCATCGCGTGCCTGCGCGTCGGCCGGCACCTTGATCCCGACCACGAAACGGTCGGTCTCGTACTCTTCGAGCACGGCCTCACCGCCGATGTCCGCAGCGACCTTCGCGGCCGCCGCGCGTAGCGCCGCCTGCAGCCCCGGACCCTTCTTCAGGATCTGCTCGACGACCTTGGCGTTGCGCTTGAACCCCGGCTTCTGGGCCATCACGCCTTGCCCCGCGCCGAATGGCAGAGGACCACGACACCGCCACGTCCGCCGGCATCCCATACCTGGGCGCGGCCGGCGCAATCGCGGTCCCGGACCAGGATCCGGAAGTTGTCGGTGAGCGCCTCGACGGTCGCCTGGTAGTCCTGGGTGTCGGGGATCCGGCGCCGCAACGGCAGGAACACGGTGAACTCCACCGAGTCCAGGTCGCCGCCGACACCGAAGCGCCTCACAGTGTTGCCTGGTGCGATCTCCATGGCCATCACATCGAACGGCGCCCCGGCGGGCTGCGGGTCACCGTCAGTGTTCGGCTCGGCCTGCGGGGTGATCGTGACCAGCTCGCTCACGCCGCGGGCTCCAGCCGGTACTTGTCGAGCAGCGACCGCTCAACGTCGCTGAAAGCTGACCCGGCGGCCATCGCCTCGGACGGGTACTGGAAGGGGCCGACCACGGTGGGCCGGCCGCCGACCGATGCCATTGATGAACGGTCGATCCACGAGAGGACCGCGGCGTTGAAGTCATCGGCGTCATCGAAGCCGTGGGTCATCTTCACCACGAGGCCACTGAATCGGCAGGTCCAGTACGCCCCAGAGCGCTTGCGGACCATGCCCTTACCGGAGATTTCGAGATCGGCGAGCACGAGGTCGATACCGTCCTCGGTGAGCTTGGTCAGCTCGTCGAGCCGGAGGGTCGGCAGCGTGAGCAGCCGGCCCCCCGGCCCGTCGAGGGTGATCTCGTCGTCATCGATCACCGGTGACACGTGCCACCCGCAGTACCGTCGAGCAGCAGCAATCCCAGCGGGCAACAGTCGCAACGTCTCCAGATCGTCACGGTGAAGCCGTCCCTGGGTGTACTGCTCGACGGCAGCTGCGTTGAGTTCAGGCATTAGGCCTGAGCGCCCTCGGTGCTACCACCGGCGGATCCGGCACCGAGCGCGTCAGCAGCCGCGGCGGCCTGCTTGGTGCTCGGCGCCTTCGCCTGCTTGTTGGCCGGTGCTGCAGCAGCTTTCGCCCGGGCGGCTTCGGCCGCCGCCTCGGCGACCTTCTTGGCTTCCAACTCCTCGGCCTCCTTCTGTGCCGCGGCTTCCGCCGCCTCGCGGGCCTCGGCCTCCGCCTTGGCCGCCGCCTCGATCCGCGCCGACGCCAGATCCTTCTTGGTCAGACCCAGCTCCTTGGCGTCCTCATCGGACAGCTGCAGCGTGGTCGCGTGACCGTTGACTTCGACGTCGTATTCCTTGAGCCCCATGGGGTCACCCTTCTGTGAAGTCGGACCCGGCCGAGGGGTCGCCCCGGCCGAGCCCGAATTGAACAGCGCCATCAGGTCAGGACAGCGCGGCCTTGACGAAGGCCTTCGGACGGGTGACGGCGAACGCGCACCGCTCCTCGGCCAGGATCGCGACCATGTTCCGGATGAAGAAGTCGGCGTGCGAATCCGAGATCGTCACCGTGGTCTGCTCCCGGTCCCACAGGACGGCCTTGGAGAAGTCGCCGACCAGGATGTCGGTGTCGGGCTGGGTCTCCGACTCGACGACCGGCCGGCCCCACAGCGTGCGCGGGCCGATCGACTGCGGACCGCCGTAGCGGTACTGGCCGTTCAGGTCCTTGGCCAGGTCGATGATCTCGGCCGTCGCCGGGGAGACCACGATGGCATTCGGGTTGACCCGGCCAACGACGCGCGCCTTCGTGATCGCCTTACGGGCGGTCTCGAAGATGTCGGTCGAGAAGGCTTGGGTCTGGATGCCCGACCAGTTGCGGATGCCGGTGAAGTTCTCACCGGTGCCATCGCCCGAGAGGATCTGGCTCTCTTCGGCTTCGGCGATGTCGGCGCGCAGCTCGTCGTTGATCAGCCCTTCCAGCTGGGCGACGTCGGCGAGTGCTCGCTTGGTGGACGGCACCCATTCGGCGATGGTCTTGACGACCGCGGTGCGCCGCACGAATGCCCACGAGCCCTCGGGCTTGTAGCCGCCGTTGGGATCGCGCACCAGGTCGGCCTGCACGGTGCCGGCCGGAGCTTGCGGTGCCGCCGAGCTGGTGGCTTCCGGCACGACCGCCGCGGCGTTCGTGTGTGCGGTCTGCTCGACGTATTCCACGGTGTCCGAACCGGTCCGACGCACGGAGACCAGATCGCGGATCTTGAGCTCCTTGCGGCCGAGCATCTCCACGATGCCGGTCTGCTCGTTGACCACAAACGCGCCCGCGCTGGTGTCGGTGCCGCCGACGAACAGGCCCTTGATGCCGATCGGGTCGGACTGGATGCGCGCCTTCTCGGGGATACGCGCGGCGTCCAGGCCGCCGAAGGGCTTGAGCATCGCCTTGAACTCCGGCGACTCCACGACCTGCAGGCCCAGTGCCTTGACCCGCTCGCGGATCGGCTGCTTGCCCTGGACGTCCAGGTCCTCGACGGCGGGCTCGCCGATCTCCGCGGCCAGGCCCTTGGCCTGATCGAGGATCGCCAGATCCTGCTTGGCCGTCTTGATCTGATCGAGCAGATCCTTGGCGGCCTTGATCGCGGTGTCGTAGTCGACGCGGGTGTTGTCACCCCACTCGCTGGGCGCCTTGTCGGGGTTGGCCTCGATGATCTCGCGGGCCTTCGCGGTCTGCGCCAGCGCGGCCTTCTGGAGGTCCGCCAGCTTGGTTGCCGTCATCATGATGTTGCTGCTCCTATCTCGGAATTGGTTGCGCCGAGCTCGATATCGAGCTCCAGCAGATCCAGCGCCGAGGTATCGACGGACGGCTCCTGGCTGGCCTCACCGGTACCCGATGCCTCGGATTCCTTGCGAGACGGACCATCACCGCTGGCCTTCCCCTCGTCAGATGTGCTGCTGTCGAGAGCTGACAACACCGTGCCGATAGCGGCGTGGGCGTCGCGTAATGCGCTCTCGTTCTTGGCCGACAGCACGCGGCCAGCTTTGAGGTCGATGATGACGTGCTCGGCGATTGCCTTCACTGCCACGACCGACGTGTCCTGATTCGCGCCAATCGGCACAAACGAGAACTCATAGACCTTCAGCTCGCGCAGCTCGTACGCGCGGACACCGTTCTCCAGCTCGACACCCGCCGCGTCGATCACGTCGTACGCGAACGACAGCTGATTGAGCCTGCGGCCCTTCACAAGCCGGTAGACGTGCGGACCCTTCGGCGACTCCAGATCGAACAGGCCTTTGACCCACCAGCCGTGCCCGTCCTCGCCCATGTCCTGGGCGCCGGCCACGTAGAAATCGGGGTCGTCCATGCGGTGACCGAACAGACCCGGCAGCACCAGACCAGAGTTCTTCCACGTCGCGATGGTCTTGAGGAACGCGCCTGGTGCCACGATGTCGCCATAGGCGTCGGGCTGCTTGATGAATGTGGATGGATAGACGATGAATTCGCCTTCGGCCAAGCCGTCATCAGGACCGGCCTTCACCTTGGATACCGGTGTGTTCTTGGTGAGCATCAGTCCTCCTGGTCCTGCTCGTCGTCCGGTTCGGCCGGCGGCTTCTCGGTGCGTGTCGTCGCTGGCGCCGGGCCGCCATCTTCGGCGGGCACCGGGTTCTGATCACCGTTCTGAGTGACATTCAGCGGCCGGATCAACTCGTCGCCGCCCTCGACCGGCGGCCGGTTGTCCATCGCCCGACCCTCGTTGACAGTCAGGTACGGACCACCGATCGCCGATTGCATCGCACTGGCACGCTCCTCGAATGCGCCAGTGAGCTTCTCCCGCAGGTTGAATTCCACGTAGAAGTCGTGCGGCTTGGACTTCTCGAAGTCGGGCACCAGCTGCAGCGCGATCTCGTCCTGGATCATCGTCAGCCACGGCCCGAGCGTGTCCTGGTACAGCATCTTGTGCTGCTCGGTGATGTTGGAAAACGAGGCGTGATCCAAGATCCCGACCATGGGCGGCGGGATGAAGTACGCCGCGGCGACCTCTTCTCGAGTCAGCTTCCGACCCTCGACGTACTGCAATTCCTTCGCGGTCTGGGCGGCCGGAACGAACGTCATGCCGTCCTCGAGGATCGGTGTTCCGCCAGCCTTCGCGCCTTCGCCGACATACTGCTGCTGCCACTGCTCCCGGAACCGATCCCGCGATTCCTTCGACCAGTCACCGGATTCGGTCTTCGGCGGCCGCTTGATGTAACCCGATACCCGGGCGCCGTTGTTCATGGTCTGCTCGCGCATCCGCGACCCGGCCCAGTCCTCCAGCAGGATTTGCCGCAGCGACTCCAGCGGGGACACCCCGACGTCCTCGTTGGCGCTGTAACCGCGGAAGTACACCACCTGATCGGCGTCGTATGTCTTGCGTTCCTTGGTGCCAACCACCTCGAATTGCGCCGGGGTCAGCCAGTTATCGCCTTTGGGCGTGACCATCGACGGTGGCAGTCGGATCAGGCCCACGGTGCCGTCGTCGACCTTCGACTTCAGTAGGTACGCCACGTCATAGATGGCGTAGTCGTGCACCAGCGCGTTGATGAACCGGTATCGCGTGGTCCACGGGTTCGGCCGGCGCAGCAGCGTCGCCAGAGGATGATCTTGCAGCCGCTTCCGTTCCGTGTCGCTCTCGCGTTGGTACAGCGGCAGGCCGAGCTGGGCGATGTTGCGGGCCAGGAATGTGACGACGGTGCGCACCGCGGGCTGGGTGCGCCACAGCTTGTCGTACTCCCACGGCATCGCCGACGCGGACACCGGCAATCGGAGCGGCACGTTGAAGCTCGCGCGCGACAAGCTCTGCACCGACCCGCCAGAGACGACGAACGACATCAGTCGCCGACGATCTGCACGTAGTCGACATTCACTGCGTCGATGACGATTTCGCCATCAGCGGGCGACGGCGCCGAAGCGCCCTCGTCGTGAATCTGGCAGCGCTTCAAGACCAGGAACCGGCCCGGCGTCGATACCAGCACACCCGATACCGCGTTGCCCGAGAACAGCGATACCAGCACCTGCCGGTTCAGCCCAGGATGCCTGCGCCTCATACCACCATCAGCCCTTCGCCTTCGTCGTCGTCATATGCCGAGGTGGCCGCCGCTTCACGGGCCGCGATCGCTCGCGATATCGCCATGATGAGTGCCACCACACCGTCGATCTTGTCGCCGGCATTCGCCTTGTCAGGCTTCACATTTCCCGCGGGGTCCATCACCACCGCGAAGTTGTCGATCTCCCACCGCAGCAGCGGATTGCCGCCGTGCCGCACTATCGGTTTCACCGGGACGCCCTGGTCATCCACCTGCGCACCGACCCGGATCAGCCGTTGCAGATCCTTCGTCGGGGCCGACATGCTGGCGAAGCCCTGGCCCATCGTGATCATCGGAGCGCCGTCGCTGATCAGGTTGTTGATCAGCTGCTGCGAATTCCAGCGGTCGAAAGCGATCTCCTTGACCAGGAACTCATCCCGGTCCCGGCCGATCTGCGCCTCGATGAAGTCGTAGTCCGTCACGTTGCCCGGCGTCGTCGTCAGCCAGCCCTGCTTCACCCACCCAGACGCCGCGCCCGCCGTCCGCTCGTCGAGCGCCGCGATCGAATCCTCTGGCGCCCAATGCCGGGCCAGGAGATCGAACGTGCCGTCGTCGTTCGGGAACACCCACAGCAGCGCCGTGAGGTCCGAGGTCGATCCGAGGTCCAGGCCGCCATAGCACTCGCGACCCTTCAACCTCTCCGGAATCACTATCGAGGCGTTGACGTCCCAGTGATCCACGTCCAGATATCGGGTTTCCTGCTTGGTCCGGATCCCCAGATGCAGCCGCAGGAACCGGGCCAGCTCGGCCGGCGAATCCTTGGCCTTCTCCGCGGCCTCGACCATGAACCGCATGGTTGGCGAGATCCCCAGGCCGGGGTTCGCCTTTTTCCACGTCGACACCGCGAACGGGTCGTCGGTCTTCTCCGCGGCGAACACCACGCCGTAGGTGGTGGCCCGCTTCAGCACACCGCGCGCCAGCTTCTCGATCAGCTGCCGCTTCTCGTCATACGGTGTGTGCCGCCGCCCGGCGTCCGCCGTCGTGATGTAGATGATGAGCGGCTGCTCACGCGAACCGGTGCCGGTCTCCAGTGCCTCGATCAGCACCATGTCCTTGTGCAGGTGCAGCTCGTCGACAATCCCGCCGTGGATGTCTGCGCCGTGCTGCGCATCACCTGCGTTCGCGATCGGCTGGAAGTAACTACCGCTGGCCGCGTGCGTGATCCGATGCTTCAGAGCCCGCAGGTGCCGCTTCAGCCCCGGCGACTTGTTCACCAGCTGTCGGATCGGCTCGAAGACGAACCCGGCTTGTTCTTTCGTCGTCGCGGCCGCGACCACCTGGGCACCGAACTCGTCATCGGCGGCCGTCAGGTAGATGCCCCACCCGGCCGCCGTCGTCGTCTTGCCGTTCTTACGCGGCATATCGAAGTACGCGATCGTGATGATGCGCACCCACTTGCCCGAGTCGATCGAGCGATGCACCCACCCGGCGACCGGGGCGATCATGTACGCCACCTGCCAGCAGTCCGGATCGAACCGCTGGCCCGCAAACCGGCCCTTGGTGTGGCGCAGCTGCCGAAATGCCGCGATCACCTTGTCAACCCGCGCCGGATCGAACCGGGCACCCGGGAAGTCCCGCGGCTCCGGCGTCTTGATCAGCGGCGGGCAGTCCGGAACCGGATACCCGCGGTCCTCCAGATACCAGGCGACCTCGGGGCTGAGCTTCAGCTCGTCGAGATCGACGTCGGCCCAGGGGCTGTCAGTCGTCGCCGAGCGCGCCGGTTGCGAACGGGTTGATCTCGTCCGACCCGCGGTCATCATCCCGCTTCGACACGTTGCGTTCGCCGGCTGGCGTCAGCCCAAAGTCATTCGCGTACTGCCGCAGCCGTGTCTCGGCCTGCTCGGCGATGGCCACCGCCGGATTCTTGGTGAACCACGTCGACTCGGTGCCGTCCTTGCGCACCGACGTGTTGCGAACCACCAGGCCGTTCTTCGCGATATCCCGCGTCGCCTTCACGAACCGCGACCACACCTCGCAGTAGGCCGTCAGCGTTGCCCGATCCTCCGGCTTCACGAGGTCCAACAGCACCAGGCCCGGCACGACGCGCTTCCACTCGGCCTTCGCCTCGCGGGACAGCCACGTGGGCGGATTCGGCGCCAGCCGCTTGAATGCCGGCGGCTTCGGAACCGGTCGACCCGCGCTGTCCTGGCCCTCTTTACGGCCGTTGAGCAGCAGCAACGTGGCCGGCTGCTGAGCCCCCACCGGTCACACCCCCCACTGTGAGGAGGTTGTGCAGAAAAATTCAGAGCTACCGCGGCGGGGGGCGTGGGTGGCGGTCGTGGAGATGCGGACCCCCTTACCCCTGTGGGTGGCCTCGTGCTGGGGCTGTGTGGCCCGTGGAGCGTCGAGGTCAGGCATCGGCGGGTTTCGGGATGGCTGGGATGGCGTAGGAGCGGCAGCGGCTGTGTCCCGCGTGGCATCCGGCCGCGACGTTGCGTGAGCCTGCCATGCCGCGTCCGTGTTTGTGTCGGCCTTTGCAGTGTGGGCAGCTGACGATGATGGTGGGGCCGTTGTCGTGGAGCACACGGGCCACGCCGGTCTGCCAGCTCATGCGGGGATCCGGCTGGCGCGAATGCTTGTGGTGATGATCGGGCGGCCGCATTCGCAGAGCCTCGTGTCGACTGAGATCTGGTTGACGATGGCGCCAATACGGTTGGCGAAGTCACACAGTTTCGTCGGTTCGGGATCGATCGTCAGGTGGTGGACGTCGAGGATCGAGCCCTCGTTGACGATGGTGCGGACTGCTCCGTGCATCGGGCCGTCGCCTTCGACGGTGATCCTGATGCGGTCCGGCGTGATGTCGGGGTCGACCAGCGCGGAGGCGAGCAGCTTGAAGTCCTTGTCCCAGAGTCGAGCGATGCTGAGCTGCTTGATCGTGACGTTCAGCGGCGGGGCGAGCTCGGGGTCCATGGGTTACCTCAATCTGGTCTTGCCGCGGAGGGCGTCCGCGGTGGTCTTCTGTTGGTGGTGTGGCTCGCAGAGGGTCTGGTAGTTGGACCAGGCGTATCGGCGGTGGTCGTTCTTGGTGAGCTCGGCCAGGGGCACGATGTGGTCGACGTGGTCACCGAGGCGTGTGCAACCGGGGTGTGCGCAGTAAGGGAACTGGAGGCGGTAGGCCTTCATCGATCCGGCCATGCGTCGGTCGTCGTGGCCGCCGACGTGGGTTGAGCCTTCCCAGGCAGGGCGACACGCGCATCGTTGACCCTTTGGCGCGGGTTTTCCGCAGCGTGCGCAGGCTCTAGGCGGTGCGCTCGGCACGCGGGTCGTTCCGCAACGGGGCGGACAAGCGTTCCAGCTCGTCGTCCCAGTACTCGACAGCCAGCACGTCGCTGGCCTTGCGTGCTTCCTTCCGTGCGGCAATCGCTGCACGGATCTGCGGTTCGAGCTCGGCGGCCAGGGCGTGCAGCCGGGGAATGCCCTGCTTCCGGTACGCACTGTCGAAGGCGCGGTGGCAGGGGTTGCAGCGGGGATCGTAATGCGTTGGGTCCGTGCTGTATTCCATGCCGCGGGCGTCGACTAGTTCGGCTGGATCGGCGTGGTCGTATGACCATTGGCGCGCGGGTCGACCGCAGTCGATGCAGGCGTGGCGTCTTGCCCGTCCACGGGCGTTCTGGACGCGGGCGTGGACAGCGCTGTATGAGGGTGCTGTCATGATGGGGGCTGCTTAGCTAAGCGGCGAATGGCCGAGGAATCTGGGTCTCCAGACAGTTGTGCCTTCGGCAAATCGGAGTATCGCTCATAAATCTGCAGGTCGCAACGTTGGCGGGCCATCCGGTGTGTCGGGCATCCAGCTAACAGCTCTTGCGCGTGCGTGGGTTCGCGGGCATACTCGGCGAGTATGTATGACATACACGTTGACTTTGAGCGACTATGTATGACATACTCGATACATGGGACGCACACGGATCAAGGTCACCGCGAAGGCTCGTCGGCGCATCGGCAGCCGGGCCAACATGTTGGCCGCGCTCCGCAATGCCGGGAACCCGCTGCTGGTCGACGGCAACCGTGCGTACCTGATCGGCACCGACAGCAAGGGCGTCCGTTTCGAGATGATCCTGGTGGCCGACGACCGCGATGCCGACTCGTGGACCCTGATCCACGCCATGCCCATCCATTACCGGAAGAACTGGTGAACACCATGAGCGACAAGGACATCCGCCCGGCCGATTTCGATTTCAGCGACGCCGAGATCGAGGACGTCGACCTGGCTGAGACCGAGGTGATCGTCGACGGTGCGCGTCTCACCGACGAGCGGGCCGACGAGATTGCGGCCGACGTGCTCGCGAAGGCGCGCGGCCATGCCGAGACTCTCGTGCCGGGTGGGAAGTCGCTGACCGGCGACGGGAAGCACTCCCCGATTGTTCAGACCCGCGTGCCGGAGGTGACCCGGGACAAGCTCAAGGTGATCGCGGACCGCCGCGGTGTCGGGGTGTCCAAGGTGCTCCGGATCGCGATCGACGAGCTGATCGAACGCGAAGGCGCATAGTGGCCGAGCAGGTGCCAGCGCATAGCTGGGGGATCAAGTTCGTCAATGGCGTGCCGCTGCCGGATCCGCACTACCACTACGACGACGATCTCGGGTTCGGCTACTACGACGAGTTTTGGGGTCCGGCCTGCTGCGACTATCACCGTTCGGAGTATGAGAAGCGCGGACGCGGTAACTGAATTCAGTGGATTGGGCAGTGGGCGATTTGACGCCAGTTGCCGAGGCCGGGGCCGCCGCCGTCCCACCAGCCGATCGAGCTGATGGCTTGGTTGTCGCATTGGGCGCCCTGGTCGTCGACGTGGGTACAGCGTCCGGGGAACGGGCGGCCGTCCCACTTGGCCGGCAACCGTGGCAGTTCCGGCTCTGGTGCCGGCGGGAGCCAGCGCTCGTATCGGACGGTGAGCTCGTCGTCGGTCACTGGCCGATTTCCTTGGTGCGGAGCTTGCGCGCCCGGGCGAGGCTGTAGACGGCGGGATCGCCGCGGCGGATGCGGAATTGGACGATCTTGCCCTGGTGCATCCATCCACGCGGCCGGATCCGGCCTTCACGGATCCACTGGTAGAGCTTCACGCGGGAGACCGGTTCACCGAGGTTCTTGAGCACCTCCAGCAGCTTCGGTTCTGGTAGCAGGTCGCGGTCGACGGCGGCCTTGTCGAGGTTGCGTGCGACGTCAATCTTCTGGTCACACACTGGGCAGACCACGGTGCGCTCGTCTACGTCGGCGTACAGGCCGTGTCCGCATTCGATGGGCTTGCCGGTGTTGTCGTATCCGCGGACGGTTGGGCAGGGTCCGGCGAAGTGGCGTTCAACGCGGTTGATTGCGGTGACGAGCTGGCCGCCGCGCTGGCTGGCGCCGACGAGCTTGTTGATGTCGTGGTAGAGCGCGCCCGCGCAGTCGAGCCGCGCGATGGCCGCGGTGTTGACCTGTAGCCACCGCGCGAAGTCACGGGTGGCGTTGGTGTCGAGTCCGGGCGGGATGCGGCCGGTGTGCTTCTTGGTGACCGTCTCCACCCACTGCTGCAGCATCTTTCGTGTCTCGCGGGCGGTCTCACAGGCATCGAAGTCGATGACGGACATTTCGTGCGGGCGGCGTTGGCGGCCGATGGTGCCGTGGGGGATGCGGTCCATTCCTTGGATGCGGGCGTCGAGTTCGTCGAGCAGCCAAGGGATTTGGTCAAGCATGTTGGCCAGGGTGGTCTCGCAGTCGTCGCAGAGGTAGAGCTGGGCCTGGCGCTTGCATGCCTGGCAGACGTTCATCATCACGCCGTGGCTGGCCATTGCACCTTCTCTAGTCCGGTGGTGTGCCGGGGCTTCACGTCGAATGGCATGGGTTCGCCGAGGTGGAATGCGCCGATGAGTGCGTGGCCGATCGCGTCGGCTTCGTCGTCGCAGGTGATCGTCTGACCGGGGTACATGGCTTGCACCGCGGCGACGACTTCGGCCTTCTTCGAGTTGCCCTTGCCGGTCAGCCAGACCTTGTGCGTTGAGGGGTGCACCACAACGGTAGGGATACCGAGCCAGTCGAGTTGGCCGAAGATGCCGTGCCACAGGCCAGCTCGGTCAAATTCGTTGCCTTGGTGACCGACTGCGTAGGGGTGCTGCTCGATGGCCGCGAGGTCAGGTTTCCAGCGGCCGACGTCGTTGACGACGTCAGCGGCGAGGCGGCGGATACGTCGACTGCGCGATTGGTAGCTCGCGCCGTTCTTGCCTGGCCGGCCGTGGTGGTTGTGGTGCACGAGGCGTCCGTCTTTGATGACGGCTACGCCCGTGCTGGTGAGACTGGGGTCGATCCCGACGACGATCATCGGGGCCGCCGGAAGGTATGCGGCGCCGCGGAGAGCGTGTATGGGCTGGGTGGTTCGCCGAAGTACTCCGGGTATTGGTAGAGCGTCTGCCCGGTCACCAGCTCTGAGACGGTGTTGAGTGCGAGCCGCGCGGCCATGCAGATCACGCAGAGCGGGCGGAGGTAGTGCTGGTGGTGGAAAGCGTCGGCCGGTTCGCCGATCTCTTTACCGGGCCCCATTTCCATTGGGACGGTGTTGCATCCTTGGCACCAGATGATCATGCGACTTGGTCCTTCCGGTGTGGGCAGTCGTCGCGGTGGCGACCGTTGACGGCGGGGTAGTACAGGCAGACCTGGCACGGTGGCGGGAACATGGTGCAATCGGCGCGGTGCTGACCGGTCGCCTTCAGGTGGAGTCCACAGCCCTTGCACCAATCGGAGTAGTTGGCCTGGCCGCCTTGGCGCCAACGGTCACGCGAGATCGATTCCTTAGACATCGGCCACCTCGATACGGTCGGCATCGTTGAAGCTGAACAGGGCATTGCGCTTCGCGACTACCGCGGCCTCGGCTTGCTCTGGTGTGTCAAATACGCCGACGTAGACGCGCTTCCCGAAGTGCATAACGGCGCCGCGCCAGCGTCCGCGATGCCGCCATACTCCGCGGATGCCTGTCCGTGAATCACTATGGGCACCTGTGAGGTTCTCCATGTTCTGCTTGCGGGTCGACGGCCGGAGGTGGCTCGGGTTCACGCAATTTGGCCGGTGGCAACGGTGGTCGATATCGGCTCCAGCCGGGATCGGGCCGACGTGTAGCTCGTACGAGTAACGGTGCGCGCCGGTGGTCTCGCCTCTGCCAGAGAAGAACGATCCGTACCCGCCTTTGCCTTTCGTGCTGCCCAACCAGACCCAGCAGTTGCTGCCCAGTAGTTCGCACCATGGACCCGAGGGGTCAACCTTCGCCCAGAATCTCGCCTCTACGTTGCTCACAGCTGCTTGACCTCGCGCAGGACATCAGGCCGGGTGTCTCGCGCTGGCGCACCGCAGGTTCCGCAGGTATAGCGGCCAATCATGTTGAGCCGGACCAGATGTTGGGCGACGACGATGGTCAGGTCGGACAGGCACTTGAGGCAGAGCAGGAACGTGTAGTTCCCGAAGTGGTTGATCTTGGTGTCGGCGGCCTGGGTGTTGCAGTGGTCGAGTGCGTGGAATTCGACCTGGACGGCGGCGTTGCTCTTGCAGTCCTTGTCGCAGCCGTGCATTTCGCATTGGCAGCGAACGGTTTTCCAGTCGAGGTGGGCGATGGCGGCCAGGTCGTCGGTGGGCATCATTCGCGCACCTCGCGGATAGCGATCACGGCGGCGTGGATGATCGTGTCGAGCACCTTCGGCGTGGGGTTCAGGTGGCTGAGCGCGATGTCGGTGATGTAGCGCGAGATTGCCGCTCGGGCGGCCATCATCTGCATCTCGCTCGGCAACCACACGTGACCTTCGGGGAGCACCACCGCCGGGTCGAGGTAGTCGATTGGGGCGTCGGGCGAGAACATGCACCCGCTGATGTGTGGTCCGGTGATCGGGGTGTTGCAGCACCAGGTGCGGTTCATCGCTGGTCCTTCCGGGGTGGGAGTTGGGCTCGGACGAGCGCGGAGCCGCGGGCCGCCGCCGCGGTGCGGTCGACGTGGTCACACGCCTGCAGGCCGCGGTACCCGTCGTCGTCGCAGAGCCTGCAGTTGGCGATGGCGGCCCGGGTGAGGTGTGCGCCAGCTTCCGGGTGCTGGTCGTGGTACTCGGCGATCCCGGCCTCGTAGGCCTGCAGCCGGGCGGCGCGGTCCGCGGCGAGCAGCTCGGCGTTGCGATCAGGCATGGGACACCACCGCGGCGCCGTGGGTGCACTTCACCGAATCCGGTGTCGTCTGGCCGGTCTCGTCGGTCGTCCAGCCGTACTCGTCGCAATCCGGGCAGTCGGCCAGGACCCGCTTGCGCTCGGCCTTCGCCGCGGCCGCCGATGCCTCGACGGCGCTGCCGTGCTCGGCTTCCCATGCCTGGCGTCGCTGCCGGGCGCCGCCGCAGGCGCGGCACGGCGCGTCGGTGCCTTCCGGATGCTGCGGGCAGAACTCGGGGGGCGGGGTGTTCACGCCCGCGTCTGCTGAGGTGACCTCTCCCCCATACGTAACCACAGGATTAGGTGATGGTGATGGTGTTGGTAATGGTTCTGGTGTTGGTAGGGCGGACTCCCGCTGGTGTCCCACCGGGACAGACGTCGGGACAGTCTCGTGACCGTTGCGGGACATTTCACGTTCCCCCTGCTTAGACGGTCGACTGATGCGCTCGCGCTGCTTGCGTTTCCGTTCAGCCTCAGCCGCACGGAAATCCACAACCTGTTGCTTGGTCTTCTGCCACTTCGCCCAATTCGAAAACTGCACGCCGTCCTCGACGCGCTCCCACAGTCCGGAGTCGACGAGCAGGTCGACGATTTTCGGGGTTCCGCCGAACTCCTCGACCACCTCGGCGGGGATGTGTCCGTCCGTCAGTTCCTTGGCCGACCACGAGCCGGTGAGGGTCCAGAGGCCGATCGCCGTTGTCCGGTACCGGCGCGGGATGCGCATGACGGGCTTGCTGTTGGCGAAGCCGTCATCGACGTTGAACCACGGCATTACGCTGTCGTCTCCGATCCGGGGGTCAGCGATTCGACGCCAACGCCTACGAGATCTCGCGCGTTCGGCGGGCACACCGCGTTGCCTGCGAGCCGGGACTGTTCGCGCCGGTTGCCTCGCATCACGTAGTCGGCGGGAAAGTCCATCGCCCGCTTCGTCTCTCGCGGCTCCAGCATCCGGAAGAGCACATCGTTGATGTCGATGGCCGGTCCGAACGCCAGGCCGTCCGTCTCGCGGGTGGTGCGGGTTGCGATGGGATCTGTATCCGGTGCCGCGGCGTCGCGCCAGGTTCCGCCGGTCGGCGTGAGCAAGGCGTGGCGCTCAGTGGCGGTGACCGTGGCCAGCGCCTCACCTGCGGGCTTTGTCGACCCGTTGCCGTAGTAGGCGGTCACCAGGCCGTGATGGTTGCCGGATGCGGTGACGGTAGCCAGAGCATCCGATACCGGCCGATGCTTCGACCCGCCGCCGCGCAGTTCGGCCATGAACGCCAGCGCTGTCTCGGCCCGAGCGGTCATGGTCCTAACCGGCTGGCCGGCTGGTGTCGCTCGCTTACCGTCACGGCCTTCCACCGGGACCAGCAGCGGCGCCCAGTACCGTTCGATGCCCGCCTGAATGCGGGCCATCGTCTTGTCCGCGAGTGGCTTCGCTCGGTCACCGATACGCTGACCGAGCAGATCCCAGTCGATGATCTCAGCGGCCGAGCGGAACGCCGGTTCGACAGTCTGGTTGCGGCAAGCCACGTTCGGGCACCGATAGACGTACTGTGCGCGGTAGCGGCCCCACAGAGGCCGGTCGGCACGCTTCCAGGACTGGATGGCGCGGACAGGCCCACAGGTTGGACACACAGCCGCCGGCCGGGTGAGCCGGTCGAAGTCAGGGCGTCGGTTTCCCTTGCGCCAGAACACGACATACATGCGATCGCGGGACTGCGGCGCGCCGGGCCCAAACGCCTGTGCGTGCATGCTGTTGACGAACACGATGTGGTGCTCGTATCCGAGGCTGTCCATCGCCATCAGCCACGCTCGGAAAGGCTGCCAGTGATAGGCATCAACGACGTTCTCGACGAACACCAGCTCGTAGCGGTGGTATTCAGTGAAGCGGACAACGTCCCACATGGTGGCCCGAGACCGCTCGGCGGCCTCGTCGGGCAGGATCTCGCCGAACAGGTCCGGCTGCGCATCAGCGCGTTTGCGGCCTTTCGCGATGGTGTGGTTCGTGCACTCTGGCGAGAACCACCCCATCGTCGTACGAGGGAATAGGCGCGGGCTGATCTGCGACAGATCAGCACAGCGGTGATCAGTGGTGGGGTGGTTGGCGCTATGCGTCTCGATGGCCAGTGGCCAGTGATTCGCCGCCATTACCACTTCGACGTCGGGGATCTGGATGGCGCCGGTCGACGATCCGCCGGCGCCACAGAACATGTCAGTTAAGGTCAGCATCACCATGCGCTTCGTAGGCATGAGGCCGCGAAAATAATGCGGCTGAGTTGGATTGGATTGCAGTCGGTTTCACCACACAGCTGCTCGTACAGCGGCGGGTCGACATCATCCACGACCGGGTGCTCGGCGTGGATGGACAGCCGGTTGACGAACACCTTCAGCGTCGCGGTCACCGCCGTGGTGTCACCCGCGCTGATATAGATCGGTGATTCGGACGGCACCAGCACCGGCAGACCGTTGAGCAGCACGCGATTCGGCAGGATCACCGACTCGCCGCCGTCGCCGGTCAACGGCTGGCCTTCGCGCTTGACCTCGATGATGTCCAGATCGACACCACGCCCGATCGCCATCAGCCGCGCACCTTCCCGATCGGGTACTCGTCGTCGGCCTCGGAGGCCGGATCGGGGCTGGGCCCAGTCACTTCGGTGCAGCGGGGGCACACCCAGCCGTCCTCAGACGGCTGGGCGGCCACCATGGCACGCTGCGGGCAAATCTCGCACTGCACCAGGAACCCGAGAACGGTGCCGGCGTAGTGCTCTCTCCCGGTGCCCACGGGCTATTCGGCGTCGGAGAAGCCGGGGCGGTCGACCTCGTGCTCTTCGACCTCTGCATCCGACTCGTCGTCGGACCCTTCGCCGTCAACACCCTCATCGTCGGCGTCGGGATCCTGGCCGTCGAACAGCGTCGGCTGATTCGCCGCCGCCTCGGCCGCGGACTCGGCGTCCTTCTGGGCTTGGGTCTTCTCGATCTCCGGCTCCGGATCGCCCGGCTTCCAGATGGCCTGGATCTGGAGATCGCGGCGGTAGCGCACTTCACCATCGGAGCGCAGCAGCGGGCCATGCTCTCCTGTGCAGCGGGTGCGCACCATGAAGTACTCGATATCGCCGACTGCCGGCGGATTCACTACTGCGGCGGGGGTGGTGCCCAGCGCGAGGTACGCGGGCTTGATCTCCAGATTGGCGTCCGGGTCTTCGACGTTGTCGAGCGCGTTGGTGGTCGGGATGTCTTCGGGCTTATCGGTAACGAGCATGGTCAGACTCCTATCGGTTGGGTTGTGTTGCGGTGGAAGCGATCGTGCTGGTTTTCGGACGGCGTGCCGTACCGAAGATTCGAGAGATGGTTGTTCAGCGGGTCGTCGTCGCAGTGGAGTGCGTGGAGGCCCGGCGGGCGCGGCCCGACGAATGCCAGCAGCACGAGGTGATGGACCTTGATCCGCCGTTGCCGCTCACCTGATTTGAGGGTCACCCGCAGATACTTCTTCCACGGCGGCCCTGCAAGTTCGGGCTTGAGCATCCGGCCAGGCTGGTTGGTCAAGTGGCACCGGAGGACCTGCCGCGGCTTTGCGAGGACGCGGCCATGGTCGGACACCTCGTAGAGGTCCTCCCAGTCGGGAACAGGCCGCCAGCGCTCAGTCATTGGAAGCCTGGGCTTCTTCGGCTTCGAGTTCCTTCAGCGCGGCTGCGTTGAGCCAGTCGTTGACGGCGTCGGCGAGTGTCCCGGCCTCGCTGTGGCCGTGTAGCGAGTTGCGCAGCTTCTGCAGTTCGTCGGTGGTCAGCTCATTCGAGGACGCGACTTGGCGGCCGACGATGGCCTCGATGACGACCAGGCGGTCCTCGTGGTTCTCCTTCTTGGCCAGGTCGACCTCACCGAACAGCGAGAAGATGGCGCCGGTCAGCGATGCGCGGGCCGACTTTTCGAGATCCGAGCTCGGCGCGGTGGCGGCCGGCGGATTGTCCGCAGGTGGTTCCGGTTTTTCCCCCGAGATCGAGGCCTCGGCCGACTCGTCTACCTGCGGTTTGTCCGGATTTGCTTCATTCGGTGTGGAATTTCTACCGGCATTGTTGCTTTCCGTGTTGTCCGCGGGATCGTCCACCACTTCGGCGTCCTGGGGCGGCTCGGCAGCGGGTGCCGCAGCCTTCGCGCGGGTGCGCTTCGGCTTCGTAGCGGGAGCCGGGGCGCCGAGGATGTCGTCGGTGGTGACGGGCTTCGCCACGCCGCGTTCGGTCGGCGCGGGTGGAAGCGCCGAATCATCCCAACGCTCGGACTCCAGCTCCTCGCTCGTGTACGAGATACCGAGCAGGACATCAGGCGCCATTTCGCGGCACACCTCGGACTGGGCCTTGGCCTTCAGCATCGCGATCGGGTCGGTGATGTACTTCTCGTTGCCCTGCAGATTGCCGCGCGCGTTGGTCTTGTACTTGCCGGTCTTCGGGTCGATCTCGGGCACGTAGCCAGCTTTGGTAGCGCGCTCGATAGTCCAAGTCGACTCGTAGACATCGCCTTCCAGATCGACACCGACCACGGTGACGGACTCCTCCGACTGGGCAGAGGTGCGGATGCGGTAACCGCGAGCCTTGAGCAGCGCCACCATCGTCCGGGCCTCCAGCGACGGCATGCCGTGAATCGGGATGATGCGCTGCAGCGACTGGATCGGGTTCAGGCCAAGCTCGGCGCCGTACAGGATCGCGGCGGTGGCGTCCTCCTCCTTCCGGAAGAACCGGGTGGGCACCATCGTGGTCAGCACCATCTTTGAGGCCAGCTCGTAGGCGGTCTGCATCATCTCGGCGTGCGCGACGAGCATCTGCTGCGCGACGGCAGATGGGTTGTGCGCGGCGGGCAGGACGTTGATGGCGGATTCTCCGCGGGTGGCGATATCGGTTGTGGTCATTGGATGTTTCCTTCCGGGCGTGGACTAGCTGGCGACGTGTAGTAGGGATTCCTGGCGTTCCCGCCGCCAGTTCGACATGCCGACACGGTGAACAACCGGGGGGATGCCGGGCCATTCATTGCTGGCTTCGCACTCTGCGTAGATCTCGATGGCTCGACGGTTCAAACGCCGCCCCAGATCTACAATCTCGGGGTCGATCTCGCACACGGCAACGTCATACGGGGGTTTGTTCGACTGCAAGACGAACACGAATCCGAATCCTTCGAACCCATGCTGGATCAGACCGTCCTCATACCAGGCCTGCTGCTGGTGGTAGCCGAACTTAAACACCATGTCTTCGAAGTGATCTACCTCCGCAGAGGTCGACTGCTTGTAGTCGACGACGATGCGGCGAGGCCGACGTTTTGTCGGTTCGGTGATCCAGTCGGTGCGCAACCTGCAGCGGATTCTCGTCGCGTCGTCATGCCAGTAGCCAGACATCTCGGCGGTGCCGTCTGTGAACAGGTTGCGTGCTAACGGGTGGTCAAACACAACGCCTGCCATACGTTGTGCAGTTTCCATCTGTGCCTTCGTGATCGGCGTCAGACCGTCCAGCCGCGCTTTCGCCTCAGTGGCCTTCCACATGCCGGTCGCTGTGGGCTTTTGGGACTGCTTACCGTCCGCGGTGAGACCATGAATTTTTGGGTCCATGACCTTGAACTGGTTGCCTTCGCCGAGCACCATCTTGTGTGCGCAGTGGCCAAAGTCGTACTCGGGCTTAGGCTTCTGCGGTTCGTGCCGATCGTTGTAGAACTGCTTCGGGGTCTGCCTGATCAGCGTGCGCGCCCCAGTCGACGACAAGCTGGTGGGGTCTGCGTGGTAGATGTTCTCGGGCACGACGAGTGGCGAGTACATGGCGTCATTTGGTGGGACGCCAGGCGGCAGATCGGTGCGTACCCCCGGGAGCGCCACGTGATCAGACTCCCCTGTGCACCCGCGTTGATCTCGGCATGCCGCGCACAACCACATTCGGCAGCACGCCTGGTGGCTGAGCTTTTCGCCGACGAGCTGGCGGGTGTGGCGGCTGGAGTACCCGCACCCCTGGCACTTCACCGGCGGCGCGGTCACAGCGCGATCCATCCGCCGCGCCGCCGCATCAGCTGCTGCGTGCGAGCCGCTTCCCGCTTCACGTCCTCCGACCAGCCGCGGCCGGGAAACCGCCGGCAGATGATCGACGCGTTCCGGCCGAGCGTGCGGGCCACCTCCCGGTACGAAGCACCCTCCTCGAGGAGCGTCTTCGCGGCTTGGGCGTCGGCCTCGGTGAATGGCCGCCCGCTGCTCACGACGCCACCTGCTCGGCGTATCGGCTTGCCGGGTTGAGTGGATGATCCGGCGGCAGGGGGTAGTCCGGTGCTGTCCGGATCGCGGCCACGAGCGCGATGAGCGAGATGATGTCGACCGCACCACCGAGCGCGGCACAGATCCGCCATTCCTCGTCGGTGATGCCGAGGATGAACTGGTCGGCGAACTCACCCATCGTCTTGATGTTCTTGGCCTTCGCGAGACCACCATTCAGCAGCGTCACTGGACACCCGCCTTTGGCGTCACGTCGAAGTCAGCCATGATCGCCCCGACGATCGCCGGGAGATCGCTGGTGTTGGCCTCGTGGATCTTCGACAGACGGCGGATGAGTGCCGCCTCGGTGCGCTCCTGGACCGCGCGAGCGTCGAGCTGCTCGGCGACGTGCCGCAGATTGGATGGGCTCCACTCGATATCGGTGACAGCCCGAGCGAGCGCCACGCCGCGGTGGTACTCGACGGTGGCCTCTTCGAGGACGCCGGCTGCGAGCCGCATACGCGTCGGTAGGTCGAGGAGCTGAAACTCAGCGGACACGGATCGAGGTCGGCCACCGCCGCCACCGCAGGCACCGACGGTTACAGCACCGCGACTATGGATGGCTGCCGGCTCGCCGCGTCCGCCGCCAGCGGCGGTCACACTGTCGGTCATCGTGCACCTGCCAGGCGGTTGATGCGACGCGACCGGCGGGCAGCCTTGTTACGCTTCCGACGATGCGCAACCACAGCCGGATCGACTGTCCCGGCATAGATGTGCTTGCCCTGCAGCGCGGCGAAGATCGGCGACGGCCGGAACTTCCGCCCCTCGGCCGGCTCCCACTTGCCGAGCAGCTTCGACGTGTCGGCCGCGGGCCCGGTGTAACCGGTCGCTGCCGCCTTCCGCTCGGCGTCGGACAGGAACGGGCCCTGTACGCGAATCGATTTCATCGGGCCATCACCCCGATGCAGGCCCCGACCTCGACGGCGGCCATCATCAGCCACATGATCGGAATGACTTTCTCTCTCAGCATGATTGCTCCTTCAGGTCGGTCACGCGCAGGCTGAATCGGTTGGCTCGGTGTCGGCCGCGGTAGAGGTGGCGGCGCAGCAGCGCGATCACTGGGCGGCCCCCTGCTGCTGGGCGGCGAGCGCGGCCAGGCGGCGCGCGTCGGCCGGCGTGAAGATCGCCGTGCGGAGCTGGTGGCCGACCTTCGCGGACAGTTCGTTGGTGACGGCACGCGTAATCACTGCGCACCTGCCGGGATCAGGGCTGACTGAAGCCTCGTGCGGGATCGTTGTTTGGCGAGTCGCTGGCAAGTACGGCAGCGGCGAAAGCTCAGGCCAGGGCAGACATTGGAGCCTGTGAGGGGGTGGCCATTCTTGCAATGGGTGCGCCGCGCGTACGGGTCATTGCCGTTTGCTACTCGATCCAGAGCATTCTCCGAGTGCGTCCCCCAAGTCAGATTTTCCAACCGGTTGTCCCGGGGATCGTCATTGATATGTCGAGTGACGGCACCGCTTGGCCGGGGTCCGATAAACGCCTCAAGAACCATCGCGTGCACGTACGGCGTTTTCCCGCGGGGCACGCTTACGCTCGGGTAGCCACGCTGGGATTTGAGGTGTTGCGGTATGGGTGCGCCAGAGGTAGCGCTTCGGACCCGTCCGCGGTCGGACACCTCGTATTCCGGGTGGCTGGGCACGACCCGCCACTGTTCGGAATTAGAGTTGGTTGTTGACATGGGATTTGCCCTTCTTTCCTGATGTCGAAGGGCGTCGCGCCCCCTGGACCGGGGCGTGGCGCCCGATCTAGAGGTGGTGCTGTGGGTGGTGTGGCCCGACTTCCCCAGCCGGGCCACACCAGTCCGGGACCCCGCGGGCGCCGGAAGTTCTGCGGAATGCCAGCCAGGCGCCGAAGCGCAGCGCGGCGGCGATAGCGAAGGCCAGCAGTAGGCCGTCGAGGTTCATCGGTCGCCCCAGCAGGGTTCGTCGGGGTGGCCGGTGGCGGTCGGCGTGGTACCGCCCGCCACCGGCCGGTCTCCTACGCTTCCGGTGTCAACGACGAGCGAAGGAGAAGAATCATGACGACCGAAGGTCTGTCGATGGGTGAGTTCACGCACGTGCTGCACTACGGAGGTCAGCGTTACGCCGTGATGACGGAGCACGCGCAGGACATCTTCGAGGCGATGCGTAAGGCCACGCTTGGGACCCACGGCGTCGCGGTCATGGAGGCGACTGATCTGGATACCGGTGAGAGCGCAGTATTGAACTTTTTGATTGGCCCGGGCATCTCGATCGCGGTGGCTGGTCCGCCGCTTAGCCTCGGATAGGCCTTTGACGTAGGCGTGCATGTGGATCACGCCGTCGTCGCCGAACACCTCGGCGGCGCTCACGCGGAAGCCTCGACCCCGAGCAGCGCCTCGATATCACTCAGGCGGAAGCGGTAGTGCCCGCCGGGCGTGGTGAATGCGGGCGTGATCTTGCCCTCGGAGACCCATCTGCGCACCGCTGACGAATCAACGCCGAAGCGATCAGCAACACCGCTTGTAGTAATAAGGTCCACTTTGGGCATGCCGAAAGAGAATCACATCCGTGTAAGTAGTGTCAAGGTCCACTTACGGTGCGATTCGCTTCTAGGCGTGCAAACCGGGCAGATTGCGCGAACAGTGCGGAACGTGCAAAATGTCACCCATGAGCGTGGAGCCAGAATCGCGACCATGGGTACCAGACGACAGCGCCTTTGGAGCGCGACTAGCGATGGTGCGCCAGCGCATGGGCTGGAACATCAAAGAAGCGGCCTTCGCGTGCGGCGTCAAAGGCACGTCGTGGCGCGGATGGGAGCTTGAAGGTCGCCGACCGCGCGACCTCGACGATGTCTGCCTGAAGATCGCAAGCCACACCGGCTGCAACGACTACTGGCTGATGACCGGCCGCACAACACCAAACGGCGGTGGGGGTGGAGAGAGCCGCCCGCGGGAATCGAACCCGCGACCTTCTCATTACGAGTGA